ATAGAGAAGCCACATCTCTAGCTGTTGTATAGCTGTCATGTCGTTTCTCACCACTGACTTCTTTGGTGACTTCATAGGGAAGCTGAACACCATGTTTGTGTCAGGCTTCATAACATCAGGCTCACTAGGTATGCCACTGTCAATCATGAAGTTAGTAAGAGGATCTTTATTATCCCCCCTAACAGTGCGAATATAATAACTGCTATGACGAGGGTGGATACCAGAGCTTGAGTCCACGAGTTGTGATACTGTTCCACTTGGTTTGACACATGTGATAGCAGTGCTTTGGGGTATTCCAAAGATTGCTGACCACTCTTTGTTTGTTTCGACTGCAACTTCTCTGAGTGCTGTGAGGGTTTTTTCAAGCCCATGTTTTCTCCCATTTGTTAATTCATTATCCATAATGCCTGTAAGGCTAACACCAAGAAGTCTTTCTTCTTCAGTATTATTCTGCCATATCTTTCTTAGGTATGGAAACTTAGTGAGTGTAGCCTGTGCTGTGCCAAGTATAGTGGCAAGCATAACCTTTCTCTTCAGATCTTCAAACTTATCCTTCTCTCGTATAACAACCTCTGTAAGGTTACAAAACTGATAAGGTCTAAGAATGATTTCACTGCAAGGGTTACAGCCAAACTCATGATCGGCATTTCTCCTGCCAAACTTCTTTGCTTGTTCCTTTGCTGATATTCTATTAAATATACCACGTTCACCTGACTTAGACTCTACAAGAGATGTCCACTCCCTCAGGAATGTTTCTCCATCAGGCTTGTCAGTATACACAACAGAGTTATTTGACAGAGCCATCTGTGGTGCAGTCTCCCACCACTTGCCTGACTTGGCATGTCTCATGCGTTGGTCTGAGAGGTTAGACAAACTGATCATGGCTGATCTACGTACACCACCAGACACAACAACTTCCCCAACCTTGCACATTAAATTATGACAGTCATAGCTAGACAGCTTCTTTCCTTCGTTCTGTCTGAATAAAGCTACAGTAAAATTAAATAGATCAATGAGAGGTGCAGGACCACTGGCTCTACCACCGAACACTTTGAGTCTAGCACCTGCAGGTCTTACCTTTGACATGTCCCACACAGGAACTTCACCCATATATAGGTGTCCTATAAGCTTACGTAAGGCTCTTGCCCATCCCTCTTTGCTGTCCTGTACCTGTATGCATGTGTCCACATGATCTAACTTCTGTGGTATCTCTGGTAGCTGTAGTACATACTGTCTCTCAACAGAGAAGCCAACACCTGTACCACATAACAGTATATACATGGCTTCGTCAAAAGCTTTTGGATCGTCAACAGGCAGGTAGCTACAGTTGTATCCTGCCGTGTTGTCTCTCTCAAGAGCAGGACCTGCTGTCATCAAGGCTCTCATAGAAGGCATAACCTCTAGGTTCTTTATAGCTTCAAAGATCTGTTGCTTCGGCAAGTGTCCTTTTACTTTATCCGTGATATAATCTATATATCTCTTTACAGTTTCTTCCCACGTTTCTCTTCTGTTCTCTTCGTCAATCCATCTAGCATATCTAGATATTGCAATAAATTTTTGATAGTCGTTCATGTTAATCCTCCAATGTTATTCGTATGTTTTTAATTTTTAGCCCATCAATATCATAGATAAACTCTTCTAATGCTTGTTGTATCTCTTCACTAGGATCACCGTCTGCAGGGACAGGATAATCATCCTTGTCTAGGTTAAGAGTAAGATATACTTTAACAACCATCACTAATGTCACTCAGTCCTTCAAGCAGATCAAGTTGCCCTTGATCTTTCTCCTGCTGATTCTTTATCTCTATCAGCCTACTAAGATACCATTGTGCTTTCTCTAAATCCTGCACACCGTTCTTGTATCGGTATCTCCAAAGATACTTAATAATATTACCCTGCAAATAATATTCGTATCCTTCTCCTGTAGCTGACTGAATAGCTTCGATGCACTCTACACCATATTTATTATAGTGTGGTGGATTATTGACCATATCTTTATCCTCACAATTATTTATTCCCCATTTTGCCATATCATGCACTCCCATTTAGTTTCTCTTTCATTGATTTAAAGTCTACCCTAATTACGTTACCTTGTCTACTAACAATTTCAGGTTTCATCTCATCATCCAATTCTTTTCTAACCATCTGATAAACTTTCTTTGACCACTCCTCATCTGTTCTAAGTAGATCAATACCAACCAAGCACATTCTAGTAAAGAACATAAGGTCATTAAAGTCTCTATCAGACAGAGGATTGTGTACAGAGTCTAATACCTGTAGGTGTACATCTCCTGTCCAATTCTTCTGATGATCTAGTATAGGCTTCATACGTACAATTATATCTTGATCATCTAATTTAACATGTAAGTCTTTAAATCCATTCTGTGTCATGTATATCTCCTTATAATCTTTTTCCCTGAGAACTCTATGAACACAGGGTGTTGTTTCTTTTTACGTTCCTTCAACCAATCCTCTGGTATAATTCTGTCGTGGTATTTAAAGTTGTTCTTCTCACACCACATACCATAGGTAGTTTTAGAACCCTTCTGTAATTTTCTCCTGCTGCTTGTGAACACAAAACGTATGTCTAGCTTGGGGTGCTGTTGTTGTATACATATGTGCTTCCGTCTGTCGGCTACAGTAAACAATCCTTTTGTTTCTATTATGATACCATTAGGTAGCACAAAGTCAGGTGTGTACTGTCTGTAAGCTAAGTCTTCCCATTCTATCTTGATGCCCTCGTAGATATATTTTATCTTTAATTCATCAAGAAACTCTGAGAGCTTAACCTCAAGTCCACTACGATAACCTAACTTACGTGCTACCTGATATTTCTTAGAAGAGTATAACACCTACCATCGCCAAACGGAGTTCATCTGATCTACGTATGATGTAAGATTCTTGTAAGGCACACGCTTATACCCTAAAGCTTTTAGCTCTTCTGTCACTGCATCTTCAGCATTCTTACGTGCTTCCATAGCAATGCGTAGACCCTCTAGCTTCCTGTTCTTATAGGCTTTCTTCATGTTGGCTAGTTTAGTCTCCATAGTTTTGATCTTCTTTTCCATTTCTTCTAATGTTGCTGTTATTTCTGTCATAGTGTTGTCTCCTTTCCTATTTCAATGTATGAAACAATCTTTGGAATCTTTGCTTGTGATACTAAGGAAGGTATCTCTTGCAAGTTTTCCCAACAGGTATGCTTGTATCTACAAAAAGAACATGTCTTAGTTAGAACTTTGTTACCTGTAGGCTTTCCTCTGAATGTTTCCTCTACTGGTTCAAAACATCTTTTAAACTCGTTACTTTCTACTACGTCTAAATTAGAAGATAGTTTGTCTATCTCCTTTGTCAAGTCCAACCCATCGGCAGGTACATACTTGAAGTTACCATTAGCTTTATTGATAACCCACCATCCACCTGCTCTTTTGTTGGTAGCCTGTGCATAACCTGCAAGTTGCCCTACGTATCCAAAAGGATCTTCTGATGCAAGTGTATCAAAAGACTCAAACTTGTTTTTGTAAGACCAGTCGGATGCAGATTTAATATCGTCAACAGCATCGTCCATGACTATATCATATGTACCCTCAATCTTTTTATCTATCTTGAGTTCCATACTTACTTTCTTGGAGTCCTCGTAGGCAACACCTGCCTGTCTAAGCAATCCCTTGAACACAGCTTCAACTATATCCCCCAACATCATATTCATGACAAAGTTTTTGGGAAGAGGTAATGCTTTCTCTGGTTGATTCTTCTCAAACCAAAGCTGACAGGTAGGTCTACCTATATTAGACATACGTAGTCTAAATTCTTTCCTTGAGTTTTGTGAGCCAAGCTGACGGTGTAAGGCTTCTTTCACATCTTCGGCAATCTTATTGATGTTTGCGTCAGACAGTACCTGTTCACCGTCAGTGGCTTCACTCAAGAACCGATGCAGTGTTAACTCTGCTTTGTGGTTCATTGTTACTGAACCTTCTCTTCAGAAGTTATGTCGATAAAGGACTCAACAAGCTCCTTATCTACAACCTCGTGGTTATGGGCAAGCTCGTGGTGCTTACCTATCACCCACTGATTTACTCCCTGTATCCAAGATTGAAAGCTAACAAAATGTTCCTCATCGGCAGGAGTAATCTTCACCTTGTTAGATACATCCAGAGAGGACTTAGTTACATAAAAGCTATTACCGTTTGGTAACTTTCTTTCACTGGTGTCCACCTTAGTGAAGAACTCCAAAGGTTTTACACCAAGCTGTGAAGCTTTAGCCACTACAGCGTCAACATCCTTAGATGACTCCACGTTCTGAACGTCCCAAACAAAAGGGACAATGCCAAGGTCAGCATCCACAAGATCATCACCCTCTTGCTTCAATGCACCATCAAAGTTAGCAAGACCAAGAACGACTCTAACCTCTTTAACAGATCGGATCAGAGCTTTCCTGTTGTCAGGCAAGGCATCAAAGTCTTCCTTTGCCATGAAACCAGATGCTCTACCACAGTTGTAACCACCATCGGTATCCTTAACATCCATGTCTCTAAGACCTTTCAGACTGTCCGTCATTATAGTTCTGACAAAGTTGTTCTTAGATGTGTCCCATCTCTTGTACATAAACCTTTGAAAGAAAAGCCTGTACTCAAGGTTCTCTTTAAAATAAGTACCCCCTTCATCAGGCATGTCGATTCTGAAAGATCCACCAGAAAGCTTTTCGATATTGACTTGCTTACCTTTGATCTCCTCAGTACCCATGATTGCACTGTTGTGTACTTTTAGTCTAGGCAACGTAACTCCAGAGGACTTCTTCTCTGTAGCTTGTTGTGTCATTCCCATAGCTTTCGCTATCATTTCAGGGCTGTCATTTAGTGTTACTATATTCATATATTATCTCCTTATATTTAAAATGTGTTATAGTTATATCATCATACATCTTTAGTGTCAAGCCAGTTGTCACCTATTTTTGCATCTAATTTTAGGGGAACATTAAAGTCTATATTCCAACGAGTATCAATGATATTCTTCATAGAACTGTTAATACTATTTACTATATTCAGAACGTCATCCACTTCGTCTGCCGTAGCAAATGCTTGTACAGGATAATTCTTTATCTGTGTGAAGTGGGACACAGTGCCGTTGCCACGTCTTACAACATCAGGAAACGCAAACGATCTACCAGATGGTATCTTAATGCGCCCTGTCTCTAGTGCTTCTTTGGCTAGAGTCTTGTGCCACTTGGCTACACCCTCATACTTTGAACTGAACTGCTCGTAGTAGGACGCTTCTGCTTCTGATCTGCCAAAGCCTGTAGCTCCATACAGAGGAGCAAACGTATGTGCCTTTGCTTCCTGTCTAGATGTAGGCTGTCCTGCATCAGTAATAACCTGTGCAGTATAGCTATGCACATCGAACCCATCCTCTATCTCTTTGATAGCTGTAGCGTCCTGTGACAAATAGGCAGCAGTCCTGAACTCTAGCTGTGCAAAGTCAGCTTCAAGTATCTTGCCACCTTCCCATCGGGACACAAAGATCTTCTTCACAGGGAACGTACCACCTCTAGGCATGTTCTGCATGTTAGGATCTGCACCACTGAACCGTCCTGTAGATGTACGGTGCTGTAATAATCTAACGTGTAGCTTGCCATCAGGCTTGGTGTAGGTAGATATACCCTCTACAAACGAGGACAGATATGTCTCTAGTGCAGATAATCTACGAACACGCTTTAGAAACAACTCAGCTTTTGTATTATTACTACGCTTGGCAAAGTGTTCTAGTATCTCAAGGTTGATCTTGTTTGTGCTAAACCCATTGGCACTTACCCACTTAGATGTAGGGGGACTAAATCTAAGACCTGCTATCTGATTTGGTCTGTCTTCGTACAACCAACCAGACTCATCACAGTTGGGACACTTGTTTGGTTTCTTAAACGGTGTACCATTCTTCTTTATCTTAGTAATGTATCCACGTCCTCTACACATAAGACACGTCTTGGCTGATACCTTGTAGATTACGTCACTGTGTTCACTTACAGCTTTGTTAAAGTCTGATTTGTTCATGTAAGGATCAAAGAAGTTACCCCACATAGACTTGTCTTTTGGCTTACGGCTGTAGATAACCCAAGACAGTTGCTCTGGACTGTTGAGATTAATAGGTTTATCTCCCATCAGATCCTGAACCTGTTGTCCTAACTCACGTATAATATCTTGCTTCTCCTTCTCAAACTCTTTTCTAACATCATCAAGCTTGTCAAGGTCAACCTTAAACCCACGAGCATATATCTTACACAGACACACAGCCACCATGTTTGTGTGAGTAACAGTGTCAAACAGATCGCTGTCCCCATTCATACATCTGTGGTGTATCCTATCGGCAAGATTATATGTAGCTCGTAGATCGTGCAATAGATAATCTACTAACTCAGCATGTGGTATGTCCGACACAGATGTGCCACTCTTAAAGTATTCTTTGAGTGTGTCCTGCTTCTTAGTGTCCAAGTCATATCTCTCTGCACACTGCTCTAGTGATAAAGGTTTCTTCTGTCCACGCTGTAACACATACTCACCGAGCATTGTGTCAAATACAATACCGTCATACTTGAAACCAGACTCCCACAACCAAATCAAATCGTGTGCTACGTTATGACACACAAGCACAGTAGTTTTATCTAGTTGCTCCTGTACCATGTTGAATCCATTGGGAGTAGGTAGCTCACCAGAATGCTCAAACGTAATCACTCTTTCCCAGTTGTCTGTCTTCATACCCACCATAACTAGAGAGTTGGTAGGCTCAAACGGATCAAGGTGTAGCTTGTCGTTACGTTTGGTAACATTATTTTCTACATCTAATATTAATCTCATGCTGTGTCCTTTAGTTTTACTAGCTCTGCTTCTTCGTAGGGTATATGAAAGAAGTGTTCCTTACGTCTTGCATTAGACAACCATACTTCTTTTATACATTCCTGTGTCATCTGAAAGTCTTTGATTCTCCAAGCGTACTCACAGTCACTACGGATTACGTAGAAGTTAAAGAAAGAACTATCGTCCATGTCCCTAAATTTATTTATTAATTTTATTTTACGATGTGGTATGCGTATCTCCTTCCATGTTTGATTCCAATCACCTGTCCACTGATTCTTCATTTCTACCTCAGAATAATATCTGTGTCCATTCTTTTCTGAACTAATATCAAAAGAAAAGTTTTCACCCGATGATAGATCTGTGTGTCCGTTTCTTTCTAGGTAGTCCATAACTATTTGTTTTGCTTTACCATCATTCTCCCTATACGAATCAGGTTGAAACCGTCTGTAGTAAGCACCTTTTACTGGTTGTAATTTACTCATGCTGTGTACCTCGCTGTCTTGTAGTCTAGCTCACAGACAATCTTGCCATGCCAACCAGACAGTTTGTTTTTCACTACGTTAATGTGTCGCTGTGGAGAAGCTTCATCTTCACCTTCTACTTCAGGGTTCTTGGCAAGTAGTAGCATCAGATCAGCTTCGGCAGCCTTACCTGTTCTACTACCTTCCATCATGGCTTGGTTAAGTATAACCTTGCCCTCTGCTTCAGCAGATAGCTGTGACATGTAGAACACGGCACAACCATACTGCTTTGCAATAGTGCGAGCATGGATAGCGTTTGCTTTCAGAGCTTCATCCTGTCGGGCAAACCCTGCCGTCTTGGCAAACTTGTCACCCATGTCTAGCACCATCACGTCAGGCTTGTATGACTTAGCCACACTCTCGACCCATGCCATATCACGACCTGTGCAGTCATACAGCTTGATGTTCTTTCTCACTGCATCATACTTCTCATCAGCTAATCTAGGGTTCTCTTTGATCTGGTACTGATCCATGTTGGAACTGGCAGTGAGATAACGAATGCCAACTCTGTGTACTGCTTCCTCGTTACACAAGATAATACACCTAGCGCCCTGTCGAGCAAACCCATTCTCACCTGCTATCATGGATGCATGGAAGGATGTCTTACCTGTGTTGGGTCTAGCCCCTACTTCAATCAGATGTCCTTCGTTGACACCTTCGATCTTACGAGTCAGACTAGGTATGTTGAATGTCCAACGTGCTTCCAAGTCATTCTTGGCAAGTAGATTGTCAATAGATATGTCAGCCCACTCTACATTGAGTGCAGGTATGAAGTCATCATTGTACCTCTCCAACAGATTACGCAAGGGTTCAAGGCTAGTCTGCGAACCATTCACATAGTCAAAGCCGAGGTTAGCTATCTCTTCACCAATCACCTGTTGAAATAGTTTGGACAAGACCTCTTGTGCTACGTCCTTGCCAAGTGGTGACTCCTTCTTGACACGTAAGAACAGATCACCAAAGGCTTGCTTCTGTGCTGTAGTCATGGTTGGATTACCTGACATGAACAGTGCTTCTACCTCATCAGGTGTGACAGTCCTGTTGTATCTCTGCATGGCATAATCTACAGATGTTTTAATCTTACGCAGATCTTTACCAAATAACTTGTCGGGACATTTGATACCTCTATGGTCATCATAGAAGTCCTTGTCCATTAAACTACGAATTAATGCTGTTTCCATTTATTTGTTCTCCTATTGCTGTTAGTTTTTCAATGTCGTTAGGATGTTTATACTTCAGATCGTCAGTTAATCGTAATACTCGTACATCTTTTACAATACTCTTCAAATCCTTAAAGAAGTCCATAGCTTTGGGTAGTGCGTCAGGGTCTAGAGCTATGATAGCTGAAGAGAACTGTGCCAGATACCTCTTGTGTATGTCTGACAGTGACGTGCCTAACACAGCAACCCCAACATACACGTCACTGCCTACAATTACGGCACTGACACAATCCTCAACAACTACAGCGACTGTACCACATCCAGATGTGTATGGCAAGCCACTATTCCCATATTTTTTCCATTTGGGCAAACTATTTCTAAGACTTCGCCCAACTGCGTCTACAACAACACCGTCCTGTATGATTGGAAAAACGGCACGATTATCTTTTACGTCATGATACAGTCCTCCCATCAAGTCAAACCTTTCCATGAATCTAGTAAGGTCTGGCTGCCCCCTGTATGGCACGATGTACTCAGGCATAACGAATCCTTCTTGTGCTTTCTCCTTTCGCTCAATAGCTTGACGTATATCGTTTACTGACATATGCACAGGCTTCGATCCTGAGATATTGCATGACGCTTTGTAACAGTTCCACAATAGTCTGCCCATGTTATTGGTAGCAGTGAACGTCTTGTAACCACCACACTCAGGACAGTCTAACCTTTTAGTCTCACCATTAGATAGTTCTTCTATACTATTAAGTATACTATATAAGTTATACATTATATTTACTCCTTGTCATGAGAGCATTCTTTGCACTCTCAAATGTGTGCTTCATGTAAGGTTTAACCGACTGCACGTTGGCATGACCTGTGACTGACATAAGCTGACCCATCGGGACTCCACTGTCAATCATTTCTGTTACTCCTGTGCGTCTTAGATCCATCAAGCGTAACTCGTCAGGCAGTCCAGATTGCTTCATGACACGTCTTCCTATCTTCGATACACCTTCCAAGCTGTAAGGTTTGAACTTGCCCTGTACAGGCTTTATATTTGGTGCTACGTAGTGTTGAAAGCCAAAGTCAGCCTTCTGTTGTAGAAGCATCTCGTATAGTTCGTCACCTATAGGTAGGAACACCTTTGATCTACGTTTAGATTGCTCTAAGTTTAGCTGTCCTTTGTCCATGTCAACTGTGTCCCATGTTAACAGTCTCATGTCACCTATTCTCTGACACCATTCGTATGCCATATGCACTATCAGAGCAATACTTCTGTACTCGTACTTGTCATAGGCAAAGTCAAGAAATTGACGCACCTGTTCTTTCGCCCACACTACACGTCTAGGCTGTGTAGACTTACGTCTGATAGCAGAGAAAGGATTATGATTGCCATACTCCATCTCTGTTGCATAGTTGTAGATCCTAGATGCCACACTACACACATGGTTGGCAAAGGACACTCCTCTTCTCACCCAAACCTCATAAGTTCGCTTGGCTAACCTACTAGATATAGTGTTCCACTTCTTTTCACCAAGACTGTCACATAATACTCGTATGAAGTATATGTAATCTGCCTTAGTAGACTCACGTAAGGCATTGAAATCATTAGATAAAAGATATATGTCACAAAGCTCTGACAACTTAGTAGATCTGGTAACTGATAAATCTGTCAGTTTACTTTGACGATGTTCATCCACAAGCTTGTTGAGATAGTCTGCGATCTTCTTTGCTTCGTTAAAATTATTGCCTAACTCTCTGCGAGATACAATACCAGTGTCAATAAGTTGACGAGGGGGATTGAACCTGAATGTTCGCACCCCCTTCGGTGTGTACCTCTGTTGTACGTAACGAGGTAACTTCATTAGGCAGCAACCAGTTCTTTGAACTGCTTTGATGATACCCACTTGGTAACTTCCTGCTCACGTCCCCACATGCTGATTGAGTTAGTATCGTTGCCTGTGTTACGTAGCTTGAAGCCGTTACGCTCATCTGCATATGATGCATAGTTAGTGAATGCAGAGTACAGTGCAAAGGCATTGTGTCCTCGTGTCTGTATCTCTTGTGCATACAAGCCGAGCATCTTATCACCTTTCTTCTCAGATCCCATGAGAGAGTGAAGCATATCTCTTACACTGTTATACTCAAGAGGTGTCCTTGCCCACTCCTGTAGCTGTTCAGCCTGTGAATAGAAGTCGCTGTTAGCGTCCTCTAACTCCTTAATAAAGGTAGACATACTAAAGTTTGTAGTATTCTTTCTTCGCACCTTGTCATGCTCACCTCTGATCATACCGTTTGTACAAAAGAAATCTATAGCACCAAAGAATACTTGGTTAGAACACATACCATCTACACCATGCAAAGCTATCACTCGTTGTGATATTTCTGTCTGTTGCTTGTCGGTTGTGATCAATGCCTTAGTGCTAGGCATGGTAGCATCAAGCATAGCGAATGCATTGTTACGTGCAGTGTTCCACTTAACCTGTACACCTTCCATTGCTTCTGCACCTAGCTGTTCAGACATGGTGTCCCACACTCTGTCGTAAAACTCTGTGTGTGTGACAGAGTTGAACTTACTACCAACAATACCAATCACCTCGTCAGTGTCGTTGTTGATAACGTACTTCTTACCTGCCATACGTGTAGGTTCAGTACGTGTTGTAAAATCTAAATACTCAGGTAAATTTAAACCGTTATTTGTAAAATCTAAAGCCATGTTAATTCTCCTTATGTTAATTGTTCTATGTAAACTATACTACTAGTTATCTAATGTCAACTACTAATTAAATACTATATACCATTACCAATAGGTTTTTTCCCGATGTCGGGAGTTTCTCTATATAGTAACAGTTATTTTTCCCAACGATAAAAAATATGTCGGTCAATTCTGGTTGTGCGTGTCTTGGTCTTTGCCCATGCAGGACGCACATAGGTTGCATGGTAGTGGGTAGCTCCTTCGGTCATATCAAGAGCAATCTTACCCGATAAAACAATAGATGCGTACTCTTTTGCGTACCACCACTCTTTACTATCCACTTTAGGCTCATCTCTTTGCCCATCGCAATACCAACTGAACTGGCACTTGTGCAGTACAGGTTTATTTGTACCCTTGTACGTGACAGCTTCGGTCACCACGTCACACACATTGTCAGGGAATCTATCATCGTTTACTCTGTTCATCACCACTTGTCCCACAGCTACCTGTCCAAGCATAGATTGATTCTTGGCTTCGTGGTATATGTTAAGTGCCATACAGTATAATGGTATGGTAAATGCTACTTCTAGTATCATAATAGTTCTCCTGTTATGTAAGACAATGCCCAAACTATGATCACTATCCACAATGTTGTATAAAATTCATTACTCATGCAGCCATCCACTCAGGCATGGATCTGCCCTTGCTATATCGTGCAAACTTGAGCTTGTCTGCCTTGTAGAACTCACGATATGCCTTGATAGGATAGAACTCGTCAGTCTTCAAGTGATCAAGACCACTGAAGCATTGTGGGTGCTTAGTAAGAACACCCTCAGGGATCAGTCCAAATGCATTGCCTAATGCTTTCTTGTGTTTACTAGCACCATGTACCTTGCCGTATCTATTTGTGTACTCACGTAACATACAGATGTACAAAGAAAAGGCATACACAAAATTAGATCTAGTCTCCATCGCCCACAATGTGCAGGGATGCTTTTGATGCACAGGTTTGTACAGGTCATGCTCTTCTGCATAATAAGGCGCATGATGCCATACAGCAGTACATAGCATCTGTGCTTCTTCAAGTGGCATCTTCACTATGTGCTGATCACATAATGATCGTGCAATCTTATGCTCTTCATCTTCAATAATAAATCTATTCATCCTATAACTCCTTGTACTACGGCATTCAGTAGCAGTGTACCCACTACCATGATTACCATTGTTAAAATTAATGCTTGTCCCTCAGTCATGGCAGAAGTTCCTGAACCATTTGCATTGGTTGTCACCCTTGCACACTCGTTCATGCTTGGCTGTTTCCCAACATTCAGACTGCCAAGGTGAGAAATACTTTGTAGTAAATCTGTCCACCCAATCCTGTCCGTCCACTGCCCACAGTCCTAGTATGGGCAGAGGTATCAACAGCAAGAACACTACAAAGAATGCCATGCCAAAGCCTTTATTGTGATATGGTTTCATCTTTATATTCCTTTCCTTTTGTTAAGACCCTTTGGGTCATATTGATCTGCTATCTCTTCAGGTAAATGCCTACTGGCTGTAGGGTCATTGAAGAAATCGTTTAGGTACAGCAAGAATATCAGAAACAACATAGTGTATCCAAAGTATTTGAGGAACTTATGGAATATTATGTAGGCTTCTTGCGCCTGTTTTAAGGCTTCTGCTTTTACATCTTCATCATCCATACTGCACCACCTGTCCTGTGTTCCACTTGTCTGCTTCCTTCTGTGCGTCCTCTTGGGTGTCGAACAGTTTGATAGGACTCTTGTCATCCCACATAGCACCACACCCTTGCTTTACATACTCCAAGCCTTCTGTTTCAAAAGGCTCAAAGACTACTGCATATTGTATAAGTTTAGTTGTCATTATCTTTCTCCTTCGTTAAGTGTTCTTTAAGTTGATAATCTCTATACCAACCACCTTCGCTAGGCTGTTCAAACTGTAGTAAGTTTGCTAGTTTGTACATAAGAGATTCTATATCACAAACGTGTTCATAGTAGATAGGCACTTTCTCTGCTGTATTACAGCTAAACTCCCTCAAGACATTAACATACTTGAGTAATTCTATTCTGTCTTTTGGACTCACTATAAAGTTTTTACTTCCTATATCTATCTTCATGAATATACTCCTTCTAATATGTGCGAGATCACTGCACGAGTGAAGCCATTGCCGATCATCTTGTAGCGTTGGCTGTTTGATATAGGCTTGAGTTTGTGTACCCGAAACCCCATGTGTTTATCCTGCTCGACAAACTGTCCATACTCAGTCCATCCATCAGGCAAAGTCTGAAGACGTTCACATTCTAAAGGTGTTAATGCCCTCCAATGTAGCTCGTCTGTCTCTACCTTAGGCATTCGCCATCCACCCTGCATAGTAGTCAGGGTAGGACTCTTGCCCCACCTACTATACACACGCTTGATGATGTCGTAGCCTTTGAGATCAGCTTCACCAACTTGTCTACACTTCTTAGACTTGATAGCAATCTTCTCGTCCTGCACATAGACTATCTGCCTACGTGCTTTCTCGTAGTACATCTTCATGCTACCACCTTTGAAGTAGTTGGCATCAATGCAGTAGGACTTGTCTCTATCTGCCATAGCACCATCTTCTAGTACATCATTGAGTACAATACCCATGTCAGCCAACTCGTCATGTTGTGAGTTAGTTATGTAGACACGCTTTCTCTCCTGTCCTGACACCTTGCCACTATTGTGAGATCGCATCTGTGCATCTGGACGTATGGCACTAATACGCTTGTACCACTCATGCTTGGCTTTGGACTCGACATTCTCAAACAGATAGAACTCAGGGTTCAGACCTTCCAATGCCTGATACATAACCTCAGACAAGTCACGACTATCTGAAGTGCCAAGCTGTTTACCTGCCACGCTGTAAGGCTGACAAGGGAAACCTGCGATCAGAAGAAAGACATCTCTGCCCAACAGTTCTCGCCAACCATTAGCATCGCCATGATGTATGGCATGAGGTATGTTATGTTTGGACACAGCACTAGCATACTTGTCTGTCTCAAATGTGTGGTACTCGTAGTCACCAGTCGGGGATACGTCAATCCCTGCGTCTAGGCATGAGAGGTAGGCACTATCTGTACCACCACACAAGCTGACTACAATCTTTTTCCCCGATGTCGGGATAATTGAAGTGTCGTTCCAATCGTGATCAAATGTCATCATAGTTCTCCTTGTTCATTTGTTTAAATGCTATCGCTCTTTTCTTGGCTAAGTTCTCTGCGTTCTTGTGACGCTTGTCTGCAATGACCTTAGACTTCAACACACCTGAAGCCATAGCTTCTGCATGTAAAACATTGCGTGGTCTTTTACGCATCACCTTTTTGTAGATTATCTTTGCCATCTTTCTTATTCCTTTCGTAATAATCATCGGTTAGAGTTTGTAAACTTTTGTTTGCTTCTTCTTTTAACTTCGGGTCTGTGCTTTTTAGTAGCAAGGCACAAAGTAAGAAGTGCATATTTTTTTTATTAATATCCATACCGTATCCTTTCTCTAGTGGTACGTCTGAACTGCACCATAGGGTTCATAGACATAGCCTACGTCAGGCTCGTCATCTAATTTATATTCCTTGATGAAGTCAAACTCTACCACAGATTCGGGATAACACATTTGTGTAAGGTTCATAGCGTATTCAATCGCAGATGCTGTGCCTTTTGCAAGTGGGTGAGAGCCACCGACCCTCACCACACCTTGCTGACCATCTACGGATACAAAGATCTCGTAGTGCATCATGGTTAGGCTACCTTCTTCTGGATGAGGAAGGACTTGATAGGCACATAGCTTGCCACTCTTCGCTTGCCTTTCCTGTCATAGGCATGGAAGGAAGAGTAAGACTTGCCAAAGTTCAAGCGAACCAAAGGCTCACCTGATATGCCACCAGTACCCTTACGGATGAACCACCCAGTCTCTTGGATGTTGTCATCCCTGTAGATCACAGGCTTGTGACCCTGTAGCTTCAGCTTGATAGCCGTAGCGATTATTTTTAAGAAGGTGAAACCACCTGATATTTTTGTGCCTTTTGGCAAGTTGTCAAAGTTAAATGTAAGCATGTGAATGCTCCTTTCTGTGTTAGCGAATCCCCGACATCGGGAACTCTGTTGGTTTATGTAGTACAGTTATATTATACTTTCATAAGTATTTCAAGTATAATATTAACTGTATGCTTTAATAAGAGGTCTGCCCTCTTTGGTTGTGAGCTTGACCATAGTCATGTCATTTCCCACAGGCTCACCAGTGTCCGTCCAGACAAAGGTGGTGTATTTGTATGGATTGTATGTCACATCTCTCCACGTCTTACCTGAGATGTAATACACATCATACTCTTCAGCCGTAAACTTGCTAGGTCTATACCCTACGGCAAAGGCATGGACATTCTTTTTGCCCTCTTCAATGACACGCTTACGTCCACCCTGTCTTACGACAAAGTTAGGGTTGATAAGAAACACGTCATTGGTTCGGTCAATCACACGGCTAGTCTTGTAGTCCTGTACGGAATACATACCCTTGTGAATATTCCAGTATGCTCTTACGAATTGATCAAACATTATGCTACCTTTCTGTAGTTGTTTTTGCCATTGCCATGAACAGGAATGAAGACAGACTTCGCCTGTATCTGATTGCCTGAACATAGCTTACACTTGTCACAGGTTGTACGCTTACCTGCTTCGTCTGATGCAGGACAGAGTATCTCTTTGCCTTGCACCATGTCATCGACAGAGTTACCCACTCTGAAAGTCCTGTTGCCTAGCGACCATTGATGCTTGGCTTGAGCCACGTTGTCCACAGATATCATGCACAGGTCAGGTCTAACGTCTGCACCCTTGACACCAAACTGATGTCCATAGCCAGTATGACCTCTTGCTTTGGAAAGTACATCGTCCCATAGCCAAGACGGAACAGCCATCGGGTCACCATAAGAGCCAAGTCTGACAAGCTCATCTTCGAACCAGTCTGGTATCTGGTCAGCTTGTAGCTTGACATAAGCTCCTCTGTTGTATGCCTTGTATATGGACAGAAGCATGAGCAACATTACGTAGCATGTCCTGTCATCTGCACCACCCGACTTCTTGTTAGGGTTAGCCTTACCTCTGTGGATACAGTCACCACAGACAGAGTAGTCCTCACCTGTACGACTTGCTGTGATCGGGTCAATGTCCGACCTCATGATGAACGTCTGCACCATGCCACCAGTCTTACGATTGCTTGTGTCTTTGATAGCGATCACAACTGTAGGTTTGCCATCAAGTCCACTAGCACCTTCGAATAGTATTACACCTTGTTTAGCCATTATATTCTCTCTACTTCTGTTAGTTTAAAGCACAGTCTGTTGTCCCATACACCTGCTACTTCGTCCCATGTCTGTGCATCTTCGTCAGCTATGACAACCTCTGTTGAGTGCAACTCTACTATCTTGCCATAGATCTCCTGATCAATAACTTTTATTCTGTCACCTACTTGCATTATGCTACTCCTCATATGTTTCTATGTATGTTTCTCTGTAGTCTGCATCATCTGAAGACGATACATTTACAACTTCCTCTATGCCATGCCTAGTCTTTACAAAGACATGGTCATCTTCATTTAAACCTTGTAATAATTCAAGTAAGTCTGCAACTTTCATTATGCTACACCTTTCTGCTTGAGCTTTTGTCTACGTGTTACCCTACGTTCCATGAGAACTGGGTTGTTTCTGCGTCTATCTTTTTTCCCGACATCGGGACTTTTTCTAAACTTCTCAAAGTTTCCATTGCTTTGCATTAGTTATTCTCCTTTAGTTTCTTCTTCGCTTTCGTACATAGCCATAGAAATAAACGCAAGTTTGTCCCTCAAGTCTATGAAAGCTTTGTACCTTGTTGTGTGCTGTTTATCATTCTGCACCATCCAGTCAAGCTTGTCACATACAGCATCAGAGAGGTGTGTGACCTCATCAAAAGAAAATTTTTCCATGTTTTTACCTTTCAAGTTTTCCCCGACATCGGGGCTTTAGTTAATCTATATATTATTTTAATACCCTTTCGTAAGAACTCAAGGGTTTAAAATATATAGATAGCTTAATCTTGGCTGACGGCTACAGCCAACAAGAAGAAGAGCATAATCACTCCAAAGATGCACATCCAGACAAACATAACCACGTCAGTCGTGTTGTGACCAAAGTCTGCAATCTTGGTGCTTTCCATAGACCAGTAGCATATCATCATGCAAGTGTACGCTAGTATTGATAAGCCTAGCTGTGACAATCTGTAAAAAAATATTCTCATTTAAAACCTCCACTTAGCCAGTAGCAATACGCAGTTGATACTGCGAATAATGTGAGTACGATTAGTATTTCCATTGTGTAAATCCTTTCTGTTTTACCCGATGCCAAGTTTCCCCGACATCGGGAGATGTAAAGGTAGACTTAAGCTACCTTTGATTGCTTGTCAAGATCAAAGATGATCTCGACTACTTTGTTCAGATCAAGACCTCTCTCGATCATAAGAGCTACAAAGTCCTCTTCAGTCTGTGGGACTGATACCACTTCTGTTTGTGGCTCAGATGAACTTTCCCCGACATCGGGAGTTTCTGCTTTAGCAGTATCGTCAGTAGCTGACTGCTCTGCTTTAGCAGATAGTGATGCTTGTGCTTTCTTCACAAGCTTGAGCAAGTAGCCTACACTAGTGATCGCCTTGCCTTGCTTGGTCTTGCGAATCTCTGTGTTGAAAAGCTCCTCAAGTTCTCCTGAGAGAACTAGGTTTCTGTAAGCTCGCCACTCAGCTATTCGCTGAGACTTGAACTTATCGTTCATGGCTTTGGTCATCTCCTTGTCACCTGATGCTTTAGCATCTTCGTACAGCTTTGCACCTCGCATTGCCAATCCTGAGTGAGCAAAAGACTGACGCTTAGTCTCCTTGTTGTAGACCATGACAACCTCTAGGTTGAACGCTTTCCTTTGTGCTGACTTGACCTTACGGTCAATGGCTTGAAGTTCCACGAACTCAGCATGTGCTGTCTGTTCGTATGAGATGAAGGGAACGATTGCTGTTGTTGATGTTTGAGTTGAATTTTCCATTTTACTTCTACCTTTCTTTTTTTTTGAAGTTTCACAAAAGATCAACTTCAAAAAAAAATAAAGGGAGAAGTATAGCCTGACAGTGCTTCTCTCTCTAGGAGAGAAAGATTTGCCACCTCTTTGAAGTCTATTCTTTAGAGGTGAACTTTCCCCGACATCGGGATGATTTTGGAGGGGGTATGGTATTGCAGAACTGTTGCAAAAATGATGCATAGGCTTGACATTTTGCTACTCATTTTCAAAAAACCCACCTTCTGAAACTCTCTTTAGAGTGCAACTGATGTAGTAACAGTTTCTAGACCTTCTGATATCCCTTATTTCATGGGTTATGCTCGCATCATGGTGCAGATACACAGCGCAGACACTCACACCATGCCACAGATAGGCACATACGCAGGGCAGGTGTGTATGGGCATGCGCCAGTGGGGGGTATGGCGTATATATGCATGAAGAAATACACAGATCAGGAAAATTAGATGTTAACCACAATAGGTAATTGTATATAAAGAGTGTCAAATAATTAGTATTGACCGCTGCAGTGGGGCATGTTATAATTATGGTATAACAAAAACTGGGACATAGTTAAACTATAGTAGTTTTCTTTAAAAAAACAGTTTACTAAAATTAAGATATACTAATAGTAATAGTATCCCCTCCGTACATTTATTTAATTTATTCGTTGACAATGGGCAAAAAATCCGTAAAACTATACACAGACAATGTTATTGAAGCATTCTATGATGCCGTAATCAGTAACAATTTAGAAAAGCTACATATCCCCCACAGTGATGTATTTTATGTAAGGGCTGCAGTTCAAGCCCACTATGGGCGACCTTTTTCATTGGAACATGTGGAAAGAGCCATGAGAGCAGAGGGATGGACAGACGGTAGCGAGCAGAGCTTACAACAAAAGGAGTAACAGCTATGGGCGAAAAAAAGAGTGGCAGCGATAAGATCAAACCCGAACTTATTAAAACTAAATCACAACTT